CTAAAATTTCCTTCTCTTCTTTAGTATACTTTTTAATTTTCCTTGTCATAAAATAATCATCTCTCTTCTGTTCGAGAATATCATAAACTATTCCCTACGACAACTATCTTAGCACAGGGGGACAATGCCGCGATTCATAACCTTAGCACCTGCACCATTGGCACAACAAATAACAGCCAAACAGTATGCTGGAGCCACTACGTGCTTACCTGGAACAACTCGACTTCAAAGCAAGGAACGATCTTCGATCTTGCGCTTGGATGCACATGGTTGGGAAATGTGGTTGGGCCGGTCCAATACGCTCCGGCGGGATTACACCCGCGGGGAGTACACAAACTGCCGATGATCTTTATCAGCCCGTTGCAAACGAACTGCGCAATTTCCAAATACGTCTTGCCCACACCAATAACGAAGACCAGCAGTAACAGCATGACGGTTACGTATGACTTAGAAATTATGTACTAACGGTCATGATCCTATCATTCAACGGTTGTGTCGCGCACCCTTGAAATAGACAACTTGCAAAGGCAGATATTCCAAATAAAATAGCTATAAGAGAACGTTTTGCTGACATTGGCAGGGCGTTATTTTTATGCACAAATTTAATCGAAAGTGAGGAACACAAAATGAAAACAGCATGGACATGGTTGCAGATGATATTTACTGCTGTAGGGGGTTGGTTTGGTTGGCTTTTGGGAGGACTCGATGGCTTTTTATACGCACTCATTGCACTTGTAGTGATTGACTACATAACCGGTGTGATGTGTGCCGTGCTTGAAAAGCGCCTATCAAGTGAAGTTGGTGCAAGAGGCATTTTCAAAAAAGTACTTATTTTCATGCTGGTAGGTATTGGTAGTATCATTGACCGGCAGATTATTGGGGACGGTAGCGTGCTTCGAACTGCTGTCATCTTCTTCTATATCTCTAACGAAGGCATCAGCATCATTGAAAACTCAGGCAGAATTGGACTCCCCATTCCCGAAAAACTAAAAACAGTATTGGAACAGCTGAATAAGGAGGACGATAAAAAATGAACCTACACACTCTTTTATTGACAGAAAACGCCTGCTATAAGGCGGGCAAAACGATCACACCAAAGGGCATCATGGTGCATTCCACCGGGGCGAACAACCCCAACCTCAAACGCTACGTTGGCCCAGATGACGGATTACTCGGCAAGAACCAAGTGGGCAATCACTGGAATCAGGATAAACCAGACGGCCGGCAGGTTTGCGTTCATGCTTTCATCGGCAAGCTGAACGATGGAAGCATCGCCACCTATCAGACTCTGCCTTGGAATCACAGAGGCTGGCATGCCGGAGGCTCGGCAAACGATACTCATATAGGATTTGAAATTTGCGAGGACGGTCTGACCGATGCCTCGTATTTTTCTGTCGTTTACAAGGAAGCCGTGGAGCTTTGTGTGTATCTCTGCAAGCAGTATAACCTCACTGAAAAGGATATCATTTGCCACTCAGAGGGTTATACGCTCGGTATCGCAAGTAATCACGGCGATGTCATGCACTGGTTTCCGAAACATGGCAAGTCGATGGATACCTTTCGTGCCGACGTAAAATCCGGTCTTGCCACTACCGCTCCCCTCGAACCGGTCACGCCGAAGAAGTACTACCGCGTCCAGCTTGGAGCTTATTCCGTCAAGGGAAACGCCGACTCCATGCTCAAAAAAGTCAAGGCGGCTGGCTTCACCGATGCTTTCATTAAATACAGCGAATGACAAACAGTTTGATGCCTACCGAGAGATTCGTCTTTCGGTAGGCATTTTTTCTTTTTTTTCGTTCAAACTGCTTGTTCACCTCCATTGGGTAGTGAGGACGGGAGTTCTCAGACTGGAGGAGAAAAACATGGCCAACATTACTTGCGTAATACCTGAGATCAATTCTGAAAATAAAACTGTTCCCCAGGAGCAATTGCAGGGTGAAGCGGATTATATAAGGGCGCAGCGTATACTCCAATCCATATTTGAAAATGGACTTATTTCCTTGTCGGAATTCAATAAAATTACCCTGCTGAACCGCCAATCATTCTCTCCGGCGCTGGCTTCTATTATGCCAGATAATCGTTGATATAACTCTGTTTCAGAGGTAATATGTGACACTGACGAAGGAGGTGAAAACTTGAAAAAGGTAACGAAAATCGCAAAGAATACACCTGATGTTGCTGACAAGCTAAAGCTGCGTGTTGCAGCCTACTGTCGTGTTTCCACAGGAAGTGATGAACAGCTTGAAAGTCTTGAAGCTCAGAAGAAACATTACGAATCCTACATTAAAGCAAATCCTGATTGGGAGTTTGTAGAGATTTATTATGACGAAGGCATCACAGGCACTAAAAAGGAAAAACGACCTGAACTGCTCCGTATGATAACCGATTGTGAAAACAAGAAAATCGATTTCATCGTAATCAAATCCATCAGCCGGTTTGCAAGGAACACCACCGACTGCCTTGAGCTGGTCAGAAAGCTGATTGGTCTTGGCATTTTCATTCATTTTGAGAAAGAGAATATCAACACCGGAGCCATGGAAAGTGAACTCATGCTCTCGATCCTAAGTGGACTGGCCGAAAGTGAATCCGCATCCATTGCAGAGAACAACAATTGGTCAATTCAAAGGCGTTTTCAAAATGGTACCTACAAAATCGCTTATCCACCATATGGCTATGACAGTATGGATGGAAAAATGGTTATGAATGCTTCGCAAGCAGAAATTGTCCGATTTATATACTCCGAAATTTTATCTGGCAAAAGCACCCACAAATTAGCGGATGAGTTAATCCACCGCAAAGTGCCAACCAAAAAAGGTGGACGTTGGACTTCAACAACCATTCGCGGAATGGTCAGCAACGAAAAATATACAGGTGACGCTGTTTTTCAAAAGACCTACACCGATACGAACTTCAACCGTCACAGCAATAACGGAGATAAAGACCAATACCTATTTAAGAACCATCATGAAGCAATAATCAGCCATGAGGTTTTTGAAGCTGCTCAGAAGATCATTGAGCAGCGTGCTAAAGAAAAAGGCGTCGAAAAGTACGACGAAAAATATCAGAACCGATATCCCTTTTCCGGGAAAATCATCTGCGGCCAGTGTGGTGGCACATTTAAGCGCCGAATCCACTCCAGCGGAAGCAAATACATTGCATGGTGCTGCTCCACTCATATTCAAAACATCGGAAAATGCTCTATGAAGTACGTCCATGATACCGATTTTGAATATGCCTTTGTCACCATGATGAACAAACTTATCTTCAGCCATCAAACTGTACTGAAGCCTCTACTGATTGGCCTTCGCGGTGTGAACGCCAATGATACCCTCGTTAGCATTCAAGACATTGATAAAAAGCTACAGGAAAACACAGAACAGCAAAATGTGCTGGTCAACTTGATGACGAAAGGCTATCTCGACCGCGTTGTTTATAAGAAAAGCAGCAATAATTTACATCAGGAAGCCGATCAACTGCAACGCCAAAAAGAATCCATTAACCGCTTACTACAATGTGGGAACCAGCATTTGAGCGAAGTCAGTGCCTTGCTTCAATATGTCACCAAGGCGACCATGTTGAAACAATTTGGCGAAGATGTTTTTAAAGAATTTGTGAACCGGATTATCGTTTATTCCCGGACTGAAATTGGATTTGAATTGCAATGCGGCATTACTTTAAAAGAAAGGTTGGTGAGATAAATGGGCCACACACCGTATGGCTACCGGATAGAAAATGGCAAAGCCGTTATCGATGAGCTTGCTGCCGTTAAGATAAAGGCTCTATTCCAATCATATCTATCCGGCGATTCCTTAGCAACCGCCGCCAACAAGGCTGGCATCGGAGCTTTCCATGCCGCCATTGGTAAAATGCTACGGAACCCCCACTACCTTGGTGATGATTATTATCCGGCGATTATCAATCAGGACATATTTGACACAGCCGAAACGGAACGTCTCAAGCGAGCGGAAAAACTCGGTCGGGTTTATGGACCAAAAGAAAAACATGAAGTCATTTATCCCACCTCCTTCCGCATCAAAGAAGGTGCTGAGCAATTCGAGGACCCCTTCCAACAGGCGGAATACGCCTACAGTCTTATAGAAAGCGAGGTATAGATATTGAATGTAAGCAAAAGTATCACCGTGCTCCCAGCCAGGAAGCATGCCAGAGGCAAAAATAATGATGAGGAGAAAACTAAACTCCGGGTAGCTGCGTACTGCAGGGTTTCCACCGACAGTGACGAGCAGGCTTCCAGCTATGAAGCGCAGATTGAGCACTACACCTCCTATATCAACGGACACCCGGACTGGACATTAGCTGGAATATATGCTGATGACGGCATTTCAGGAACCAATACCAAGAAGCGCGATGAGTTCAACCGTATGATCGATGAGTGCATGGCGGGAAATATTGAAATGATCATAACCAAATCCATCAGTCGGTTTGCGCGAAATACCCTGGACTGCCTGAAGTATATCCGGCAGCTGAAGGATAAAAACATCGCCGTGTTTTTTGAAAAAGAAAACATCAACTCAATGGATTCCAAGGGTGAGGTAATGCTCACGATTATGGCTTCCCTTGCCCAGCAGGAGAGTCAGTCCCTGAGCCAGAACGTGAAGCTGGGCCTGCAATACCGCTATCAGCAAGGCGAAATACAAATCAACTGTAAGTGGTTTCTGGGATATACCAAGGATGAAAATAAGCGCCTAGTCATCGTCCCTGAAGAAGCCGAAATCATAAAGCGCATTTACCGGGAATACCTCGAAGGAGCCAGCATGCTTAAAATCAAACGTGGACTGGAGGCAGACGGCATCTTGAACGGTGCAGGCCATGAAAAGTGGCACACCAGCAACATCAACCAGATTCTGCGAAACGAAAAATACATCGGTGATGCTCTTTTGCAGAAAACATATACCACGGACTTCCTCACGAAGACTCGGGTAAAGAATCATGGAATCGTTCCACAATATTATGTAGAAAACAGCCATGAGGCAATAATCCCGCGTGAAATTTTCATGCTGGCTCAAGAGGAACAGATACAGCGCCGTATCGTCCATAAAAGTCCTAATGGAAAGAAACGCACCTTTAGTAGTACGCACTGCTTTTCGAACATCATTATTTGCGGAGGCTGCGGCGAGTTTTACCGCAGGATTCATTGGAACAATCGAGGTAAAAAGTCGGTTGTTTGGCGCTGCATCAGCAGGCTAGAAAACACCGGGCTTTTCTGCGATGCACGAACAGTCCTTGAAAGCACCATAGAGCAAATACTGGTCACCGCAATCAACCAAGCACTATGTGAAAAAGACTCCTTTTTGGTCACCCTGGAGAATAATATTGAAACGGTCATTAGCCATGAAAATGACCAGACCCTGGCAGGTATCGACATTCGGCTTCAGGAACTTCAGACAGAGCTTCTGAAATTGGCCAGTTCAAAAGCTGACTACGAGAAGGTCGGTGATGAAATTTACCGTCTTCGCGAGGAAAAACAAAAACTTCAGCTAGAAAGTGCCGGTCGGGATGAAGTGAAAAACCGGATTTCTGATATGAGTGCATTCCTACAGGAACAGCCCACCATCCTCACCGAATATGACGAACCGCTTGTCCGACGGCTAATTGAAAAGGTCACCGTCTATGAGGATAAATTCACGGTGGAATTTAAATCCGGTGTGACGGTGAATATAAATGAATAAGGGCATAAACGAACAAGGCACTCTACGCGAATTGAACGTAGGGTGCCTTGTTTACTGATTTAGTATAATCAGAATCTCATTTTTTGAGGGGGGCTATAAATACATTGCATTGTTGAGTATCCTTTATTTAGCTTTACGGTCTAACTTTCGTTTTTGATGAGATAGGACTGTTCCTTTTGTCAAATGCCATGTCAATATATTGATTGGGATCGTCTTTAAAATCATCCCATTTTACCAATACACAATATCTGTCGTCTTCAGTCCAACAACAGCCGCTGTCTTTTGGAATGTAATAATTATAGCTAAATTCCTTAACGACAGCGTCATCATTTACACTCACATAATTATGACTGCCTCCACAAGAACTGCATGTATACTTGCCTTTATATAGGCTCTCATACATGGACGGTAAAACAACTCCCAATATACCATTCTTAGTATTATTTTTTCCATTGTAGAGCGAAGCTTGCAACTCTCGTTTTATGTAGGTTTGATTTTCAAACAAGCTTTTCTCGGCGCTAGAATTTCCAATTAAATGAATTGTAACGGTTGAATTCGAAAGATAGTCTTCTCTTATTTTTCTCATAATATAATCTTCATCATCTGAATCAATTGCTTCGTTTAATGATTTATCAATCATATCAACATCCAAATTATTTTGTATCTCTTCCTTGTATGTGATATCCTCTGTCTTAAACGATATAAAACATTTGTGAGCCATAATCTAAAACCTCCTCTTGTTTTTATATTAAGTCATTAACCTCGTCTATCGTATCTTTATACGTATTTTTCTGCCACTCGGCGCTACAATTCTTATAAAATTCATCCTGATATTTTAGATAGTTCTCTTCATCCCCTAAGCAGAAATAACAAACTGAAAGAGTAGCATACATCCAAAAATTAACCTCTTCAGCTTTTAAATTACTTTCAATAATTCTGATAATTTCTTTTTGAACATTCTTACTTTCAAATTTGAGATATATAGTTTCTTCATCTTTCAAACCGTTCTGTTTTGTTTTTAACAATAAACAAACGGCAAAGTTTTCGCCATTATAATAATCATTTTGAATAATATATCCTTTTTTGTAATAATAAATCGCTTCATCCAAATAATCAAAATTTTGGTTCAATCTATACAATCGCTTATATATTGCTCCTGTAATACCTAGCGTCTCTATATCAAGGGAATTTTTAGGACTTAACCTTTTGATAATATCAAGTGCTTTTTCCAGAGCAAAAGTTTCGTTAGGAGCTTTGGATTTATATGTACACAGAGCCAGCTGTTGCACTACATAATCATTTTTTGGCAGTAAATCTACAAGCCTGCTCCATATTGGTATAGCACTTTCAAACTGGTCTTGATTTTTAAAGTTTTCGGCATGTTCAATTAAACTCGAAATATTTTCACTTTTTCCTTTAGCTTCATCTACTATTTTGTGGTATTCATCATCGGTAAGAAATGGTGGGGAAATATTAGGTAAAAATGTATAAAACGGACTATCAGGTTCATTCTTTTCGCTCGCTTTAACAAACTCTTTCAGTTTTTCTCTTATACCATGTGCTTCTTTATCATCTAAATTTTCCCCGATCTCTTTATATACAAGAAATCTCGAATGATTTAAGTCAAAAGGAATTTTGCATTGCTCTTCAGCCATAATGATAGTTGAATAGGGTTTTAGAGCATGTCTCACTCCTAACTCATATATTGCATTTGGATTTAAAGTTGTAACATCCGCAATAACTAGATCTGCCTTCATTAATAAGATATACATGCTAACATCAATTATTGATGAACCTGCAATTTCATCTGCTCTTATCAATTCATAATCTTTCAAATCTTTTTCAAACAACTCTTTAATTACTTTTTTGTAAATCTTATCTAAGTCTACTTCTTTTGAGTTTTCATAGTCCATCTTTTTTCCAAAACCCATTACCACAAAACAAATCTTTTGACTCATATTAACCCTCCTTATTGTTTCAAATTTAAAATAATTGCCACATTATTTATGCTAACCTATAATTATGCGAACTGCGCGTTATTGCTATATGAATCATTTTTTCATATTTCAGCTATCATCCAACCTGACCACACAAGCCTGGCAAAATCCGAAAAACATCTAAATCGACCACTCATCAAGCCCCAAAAATCCAAAACATCTAAATTGACCACTCGCCAAGTGCCGACATCTAAATCGCTCTGTACAGGTCAAAATCAGCCTTTTGGACATATTCCCGTGAAGCAATAATTTTCCATTTTCCATGCAATAGAATTATATCACAAATAGGCAAAAAGGCCAGTATTACTAGGCTTTTAACACGACAATTATTTTACTCTCGTAATCAATACGACTGTCTCCACGTGCGTGGAGACAACAAAAATAATATATTTACTTATGTGTGTTATTAACATTACAGAACGTTGTAAGAGGGTAAAAAGAATACATCTCTTTATTTAATTCAAAATGTTGTTTTGTTTAATTTATATCCCAAACAACTTATAAATTGCATTTAGTGGTTTGCTTACAATATCCTTATAAATAATTTGTATAAACCCAACTATTACACCTGCAGATACTGCTCCCACTTTATTGTAAATGAAGTATCCAATCCACGAAAATATTATGATCCAAAATATGATAAAACCTAAGTAGATTAATCCCCTAAACATCTTTTTGATTTGTTTACCCACTCCCATAGGTTTTTTCTTTTTGAGTAAACTACCCACTGCCATACTTTCAATATTAATATTAGATATCTTGTTTCCAGAACATTCAAAAGATACTTGAGGATTGTTAACATACTTTATATATAACTGATTCGCCTTATCAATTTTTTCTAATTCAGTGCTTTTCTTTCTACCAAAGAATCCATACTTTATATCAATATCTTTACTAGCTTGGCTTAAGAACAACCCACTTACTAAAAGTTTTCCGTACTTTCTGTTTTTAACCTTATTTTCGCCAATTTTATCAAGTTTGTTAGAAATATTACTAAACATATTTATGAAGTTATCATATATCGCACTTGTACTATAGTAACTTCCTAGTTCTTCATTAT